CGATGGGTGGATCGAATCCAAAGATTGGTTTCTTTGCCAATGGCACTGAACTTTTCTCATTGCGATTCCGTTATGATTCGGACCCAATCAACAGACAAAAAACTGCGTATCGACCACGGTTTAGATTCTACGTCGAAAATGGAAAATACCTCGACGATTTGGCGGCATCCGTATGAGAACTTTCACCACCTTTCTAACTGAACAAAAGAACTTACACCTTGAGCATCTTGAGGATGAGATGTTTAATCGTGGAGAGGCTGGTGTCAAAGAGGCTATCGCATTCGTAAAGTCTCTAGCGGAAATGCTCAAGGGAAACACAAAGAGTCCGGTGGATGTCACGGTCAAGTGGGACGGCGCACCCGCTTTGTTCACGGGAATCAATCCAGAAAATGGAAAGTTTTTTGTTGCAACAAAATCATTGTTTAACAAAACGCCAAAGATTAATTACACAAACGCAGACATCGATGCTAATCACAGTGGTGGTCTAGCGGAAAAATTAAAAGTCGCCCTTGCAAATTTGAAAGATTTGGGCATCACTGGTGTTTTACAGGGTGATATGCTTTACACGAAAGGTGATCTGTCTGCACAAACTATTGATGGTGAGTCAATGGTAACGTTCACTCCAAACACAATCACCTACGCCGTTCCTGCTGGAAGTGATCTTGCAGGCAAAATCAACTCCTCACAAATGGGGATCGTTTTTCACACCACCTACAACGGCGACACAATTGAAAATCTCAAGGCATCTTTTGGTGCTGATGTTTCTGGGTTGAGAAAAACAAATAAAGTTTGGTATCAAGATGCGTCTTATAAAGATGTTTCTGGTAGGGCAACGCTTACATCAAACGAAGAGGCAAGGGTAAGAAAATTAATTGACATCACTGAAAAGAATATCGCAAAGTCTAAAAAAACTTTGAGACAGATTGTAAACAGTGACTTGAAAGATTTGATAAAAATTTATCTCAATGCAAATGTCCGTGAGGGTGTTGACAGAGGCACGACCAAAAGTTTTGCCGGATTCATTTCAACACGATTTGATTTAAAGATCAAAAAACTCAAAACGGAGAAGGCAAAGGAACGAGTCGTAAAAGAAAAAGAAGTTTTGTTGAAAGAGTTAAGAAGCATGAGTCGTGACTTGGACGGACTGTTCACTGCACACTATGAGTTGGCGAGGGCTAAAATGCTCATACTAAAAAAATTGCAGGCTTTGAATACCATGCCATCATTTATCAAAACTAGCACAGGATATAAAGTAACTGACCCCGAAGGGTTTGTTGCAATTGACAGGTCGGGAAAAGCCGTGAAACTCGTAGATCGTATGGAGTTTTCCCGAGCAAACTTTAATGTAGCAAAGGATTGGACAAAATGAAAAAAGGTGATGGTAGAAGATTTGAAGAAAAGTTTCAGGATGATTTGAGAGATGCTCTTCTTCTCATCTGTGGATTTTTAGGGAGGTTTATCGTGAGAGTGGGAAACGCATTTAAACTTGTTTGGAGAGGACTTTGTTGGTTTGTTGAAGAAACTAAGCCTGCACCAAAGCCACAACCAGTAAGAAAGACTCGTAAAAAAGTCACATCTAAGAAAAAAACATCTACTAAATAAAGAGGTCACGCTGACCAAAAGCACAAGGAGATTTAAATGGATTTTGTAACGACCACTTACGGATTTATCGCTCACACACTTATTAGTTTTACACTTGGTGCTTTGATTGGCAAACCCATGTTTGAATGGCTCAGAACTTATCTCCCGTGGAATAAGTAAACTGTAGTTCATGACCAGATGTGGGTGGTGACCATACACAATAACCAGACCGAGGAGGTGATCGACTTATGAAACCACACTACAATGGAGTGAGGCGTAATGTCATCGTGGAAGAGCGTCGAAATAAGAAAGCGGTTCTTACGTTCGGACGTTTCAACCCACCCACATCTGGTCATGAACTACTGATAAACAAAGTTTTACAGGAAGCAAGAAAAAGATCGGCTGACAACTTTATTTTCGCCAGCCATTCTCAAGATAAGAAAAAGAATCCTCTAGATTCAAGAACAAAAACAAAGCACATGCGAACCTTTTTCAAAAAGGCTAATATTATGTATAATACCTCAATTCGCACGATTTTTGAGGCTTTGGGATACCTTGCCGATGAGGGTTATACCGATGTCACTGTCGTTGTTGGTGGCGATAGAACCGACGAGTTTGAAAGAACCGTTAGACCATATATCAATCATCCCAATCCAGACAAATCTCTGGGTCTTGATTCGTTTGAGGTCGTGAGTGCGGGTAGACGCGATCCCGATGCCGAGGGTATCGTAGGAATGTCGGCATCAAAGATGAGAGCAGCAGCCGCCGAGGGCGACTTCAAGTCTTTTCGACAGGGCGTTCCGACCACAGGATCAGACAGACAGGCTCGTAAACTTTTTGATGATGTTCGCAAGGGAATGGGTGTTGTCGGTGGCACGATTACAGAGGAGGCAGAAGTCTCTAGAGATAAAATTAAGTTACTAGTTTTTTCAGGATATAGTGAAGAAAATAAAGATAACTTGATGAGAACCGCAAAACGAATCAAAGAAGAGGCTGAGAAAATCGGTGTCGAATGTTTTGTTGCGTTCGTTCCGTTTGCTCGATCTGTAAAAAATGAGGATGGAACTCGGACTGTTATCAATAAGGATGGCAAGGAGTTTGTGGCAAACAGACATGATACTGTTGTGATTGTCCGTGGTGCTGCACAAGAAAACAACGCGACACTCGATATGGTTTCGGCGTTTGAAAAGAGTGGATTCTTTGTGATCAACTCTAGAGACTCAATCGAAATTTGTAATGATAAATATCGCTCCGCACTCACACTCGTCGAGGCAGGTCTTCCAACACCCAGAACCGCTTTGATCACCGATCCAGAGAATGTCATGGATGCACACAAACAGGTCGGTGGAAAATATCCGGTGGTTGTTAAAACAATCACAGGCTCAAAGGGCAAGGGTGTGTTTATTCTTGAGAGTGAGCAGTCGCTTAAATCGACGCTTGACGCGATTCTCAAAGTTGACGATTCACAAGAGTTGATTATTCAAGAGTATCTTAATATTAATGGTGATCTTCGTATTGTCGTTCTTGACGGCGACATTATTGCAGTCATGGAAAGAAGCAAAGTCAAAGGTGATTTCAGAACCAACTTCTCTCTGGGTGGATCTATCAAGCAAGTCAAGATTAGTGATGAAATCAAAAAATTGGCTCTTAGGACTGCTAAGGCTGTCGGTGGCTACTTTGTCGGTGTGGATATCGCTGTCACTAAAGGTAGTAGAAAACCTTATGTCATTGAAGTGAACGCATCACCGGGATCAGAGGGCATTGAAAAAGTCTCCTCTGGAAATGTGATGCAGACTTTTGTTAAATACATCACCGACAAAAATAACTGGGACTACCCTCCCACGATTGTTGGTAGAAAAGAAGTCATCTCAGTCGAGGGTATTGGTCCCATCGCAGCAAAGTTTGATACTGGTAACACGGCGGTAAACTCAATCCACGCCGACACCATGAAAATTAATGGAAAAACTATTTCATGGACACATGGTGGCAAGAAATTCAAGAACAAAATTGTTGATGAATTTACTATTCTTGAGGGTGGCATCGGCGCACATGAAGAAAAACGATACGTCATTGAGTTGGACATTGAGTTTCTTGATAAAAAATATGCGAAACGAAGATTTACCCTTGATGACAGAAGCAAAAAGGGAACCCCTGTTTTGATCGGTGTTCCGTTTATGAAAGAATTTCATATCGTCGTTGACCCCGGTAAGAAGTTTATCAAGACCACAAAACTCAAAGAAGAGGTTTTGACGAAACAAGAAATCAAACTTAGAGATAAATTTGCAAAAGATTTGAAAAAACGAGCAAAAGGTTTTAAAGATCGATATGGAGACGATTACGAGGACGTAATTTTTGGCACTGCGACCAATATGGCAAAGAAAAAAGCAAGAGAAGAGGAATACACAGATGATAATCTGGAGGGAACGCCTGCTCTTACAAGAAAGCGTAAGCGAATGACACCCGGACAGGTAAATGAAATCGCAGATACATACTTTAAAGGAGATTCATAATGGAATCAGATAATGTTAGTAGTGGGTTTGACTCCGCCGGACCTTTTAGTGGTGGTGACTCAGATGGTCTTAAAAATGCGATTGATGCAGTAAATCAAGTGATGAATCGTGGTAATCATAACGCCATGCCAAAAGAAGTCACTCAAGATATCGTTGACGCGACGGCTCAAGACATTTTGCAAAATGCTAGAACCATTGAGGATAAGAATAAAATTGTAAAAACTCACTTTGACAAAATGGGTGTCGAAGGAGAGGTAACAAGTCAAAATGTCGCTGCTTTTGAGAAGGCAGTGATGAACAGATTGGGGAAGTAAATGAAATCTTTTAAGGACATTCGATCTAAACTTACCGAAGAATATTACGACGGTCCAACCGCATACGCAGCAGGTGATAGGACTAATGTTGGGGACATTGCTGGAACAGACCTTGGTTCTGTTCAAAGTGGTGGTGCGAACAAACCGTACCCATCGTCCTCAAATATGGGTCTTATGTCCAAAGGTCTTCAAGCCGCACTCGGAGGAGTGTATGAAGATGTCGTTGATGCTGTCACTAGAGCAAGAGCAAAATTCAACGCAACCGGACTTTCTTTTCACATTGACCCTGCCGCGATGAGAAACGCTGCCATGAACGGAACTGAGTATACCACCGAAGTTACTTTTGGTGATCAGCCTCTTGGTGATAATAGAAACGTATCAGATGCGACCGATCAAGAGCCTGATCAGGCTTTGCCCGAAGTTGAGGGTGTGCCGTTTGAAGCGACACTTCCAAAAACTGACGTTGTGTTCACCTTTGAAAGCAGCGGCACTGGATACAAAATTAATGTAAACTTCGCATGATATGTCATTTCGTGAACTAACCGACGATAACATCGTCAACTTTGCAATGAAAAACTATAATAATCCCTCTTGTAAAAACATCGAGGAGTTTCAAGAGGATTTTAATAGAATAAAGTATGTCAAAAGACTGTTTAATCGTTATGAGACAACTGGTGTTCTTCGTGAGCGTTTGATCCTGAATCACATCATTACTTTTTACAATGTTTTTGGTGTCGTTGCTGGCACTAGGATGTTTTTTAATAGAATCGATAAAAGTCAATACCCAATACTAAAGACATTTTTGACTTACCTTAATTTTTGTCCAGAAGAAAAGTTCGATGGAATAGATATTATTAGTGTCCCTCTTGACACAAAAATCATTAGTATTTTACGGAGCCTGAAATGATCTCATACGAACTTTTGAAACAAAGACTGGTTGTAATGGAAGAGTCAAGGCAACAGCCGATTGACCAAGATTCTTTTACAAAGTCTTTGAATGAATCAAAAGATTTATGTGAGGCTCACAACGACTACACAAAACAAGGTGGTATTTTTGAGGAGTTTCCATTTTATGGATACGGTCCTCCTACTTTGTATCCCATGCCAAGAACATACGCTGCATCGAGCATTGACTCCGACCAAATCGGATTTGAGGGTTCTATCGAGCCAGCGATTAGAGACACAGTGCTACGGCTTAAGAGTGTTAAAAAGCCAGATGAATCTGTTGTCTACAATCAAATGAAAAAAGAGGCGATCATTATCAAGCGTGAGGAGTTGCCAACTTACGTCGAAAGTGGTTACATGGTCGTTTATGAAGAAACAAGCGTAGCACCCACTCCGACTGGTGGGCAGTTTACGGATACAGACGGAAGTTTCGATACCGTTGCCGGATTTGATAAACTTCTTTTTGGAAAGAATAGAAAAGAACTCAAGAAGTATAAAGGTAAAGTTTTTAAAGTCCCTTCCTCTATGTTTAGAAGAATGAAAGAAGGAAGAGAAAGATACTCAAGATGGAGTGACTATATCGAGGAAGATGGTGACAGTGATCATATCATTGCTATCAAAAACTATTCTCTGAGAAACACGACAAGCCCTGTTGTTGTTCAAGACGCTGAGACTGGTGAACGGGCGATTCTTCGTCGTAGATATAATGACTCTCGCTTGAAACACAACAGGAGCAAGTAATGGAATTTTTATCACCTGACTTTTTATCGTTGCTAACTGGTTCTGCAACTGGTTTCTTATTCAAAGCAATGGCTGAACGTCGCGCACAGGATCAAGAGCGATTCAAGATGGCGATGGGCGTAGCCGAAAAAGAAAACGAACACGCCGATGCTGCCGTGAGCCGTGTGTCAATCGATGCAGGTAAACTGGTTCGTCGATTCATTGTTCTTTGCATTATGTTTGGCACGATCATCGCACCATTCATTATTGCCTACAGCGATGGCATCACCACCGTGGTTGAGCATGAAATGACTGTCTACAAGCCTTGGGACTTGCTCGGTTTGTTTGGCACAGAAAATGTAAGAACGTATACCCCAGTGGAGGGATATTTGTATACAGAAGAGAATAGACAAATCCTTGTTACTATTGTAGGATTCTACTTCGGCACTGCCGTGAGAGGAAAGTAAATGTCAGAATGTAAACATCAGTGTATTGTATTGAAAAGAATCTGCATCTTCATCGTAGGTGTGGTTATTGGTTTTGGTGGAGGATACAAGTATCACCAGACAAAGGTTCAACATCGTGTTCACGATAGATTGTTGAAACAAGCCGAAAAGCCTTTGTTCAAACGCCAACGTAATAAAGCACCCGAACCAAGAGATGAAACTTTCTTTGAAAAGAAAAAGAGAGTCCCCCGATGAGATATCTTTTGATTATGTTGTTAGCGGGATGTGCGAGCGTCAAAAGTGTCAAGCAACCATTTGTTGATATTGGCATCGACGGTCAACCAGAAATTATTCACACTTTGGACTCGGCATCAGAACCAGTCACGAACATGATCGGTGCTGGCGATGCCTTGGGTCTTCAAACACTAGAGGATTTTGAATCCTCAAAAAAACCCTTAGCCCCACACTGGTACTACTTGCTGCACTAGTAGTGGGGTTCCTTATCTGGTTTGAATTTTTGCGTAAGCCTCATAAGCAGCCTTACAAATAAAGTAAGCATCAGCAATATCCGAAACGGGTGACCCAATGGTTGCCCGTTTTGGCGTTATAAGTTTCTGTAAATTTACACCAGTGTCAAGTTCAAACGCATCGACCATTTTACGTTTGTCTGCGTTGCCTTTACCCGTGGCATCTTTCTTTACTTTTGTTGGGGGGATTACGTCAACTGCGATACCGGCTTCCCAAAGTTTGTATTTAAGAAGTCCACAGTTCTCTGCAATCTGAAAAATAGCACGACCAGAGGCTCCGTATGCATAACCCTCAAGACCAACGTAGTCACATCCTAAAACTTTATCAACCGCCCAGTCAGAAATTGAATTGTATCGTTGGCATTCGTGATTAAACTCATTGAAGAGTTCACCGTAAAACCTATATTCAAAAACATCGGCAAGGCTTTTGATATTTGTCAAATAGTAAAAAGAGCATTGTTTAAAGTCAAACTTTTTACCTTCTCGACTTTGGTAAACACAAACGCAGGGTCCATTCAGGGAATAGTCAATTCCTGCCACGATCATCTGAGTTTTTCTCCAAACAATCTAGGCACGGGACTTCACCTGTTGTTGAAAATCTTGCAATATTATTCAAAAAATCTTTTCGTTTTTGACAACCGCCACATTTGCTACCTTCCATCACACCAAAGGTGACAGTATCGATAGCCAACTTTACAAAATCACCAAGTCCTTTGTTTGCAAGACGCTTTTTCATCTTGTTGGGCATCCACGACGTATCCATTTTCATAACAATACCTCCAAGGGTATTTAGGTGTTGTTCTCAAAGGAGAAAGATTGACGCAGGCGACTTGAGACGGAGCGACC